AGAAGATACGACATGCGACTTCTCGCCTACCTTTTTCTCCTGTGGTGTACCTGGGTTCTCAGTGTAACGACCAGATACTTTGGTAGGACCTGGTAGACCTGCACCACGGATGCGTTTCTCAGTACGCTTGCTTCTTGCCAGATTCTCCTTCTTAGACTTATCTCCCCGCTGACCAGAAAGGATAGCCATACCACCCTTTTCCGACTTACTACGAACGCGGTTTAGTGATGTTTCGTCTAAAATATAACACTCTAGCATAAACTGACTAAACGTTTTCATGTACCCACAGCATTTGGGATTATTTATATTCTAGCACAATGCAGGATCCTAGTCAAGGTTAGGATCAAATCTTTCATTGAAACTCTCCTGAAATTGTTTCCATCGTTTGTCTAATTGACTGTCCATAAAACCCCAGACACCGTGTTCCATACCATCAACACCAGCAACCTCAATCTCATCTTGAATAAGACGGCGGAGCATATCAATTTGTTCGTCAGTCATTGTTCCCGTTAATAATTTCGTAATAATCTGGGGAAGGACGTTTACCATTCTTCCATACAGATTGTGTTGGATCTCTTCCAGATAGATTGTAAGGGTCAACACCTTCGGGGATTGGTTTATCCCAGTCATCATCCATTGGAATGAGTTTCTCTTTACCAGTCTCAATATCCTCAACCATCTGAAGCAAACTATCCAGGAAATGTTTAGGATAAATCTCATCTTCCAGACTATCCCAGAAATAAAGGATACACTGCTCTAATGGATCATCAGAAACAAGAAGTGCATAGTCTTGATAGTTGTCTCCCATCAGGTCTGCCCAGTTTTTAAAAGAATACCAACAGTTATACCATCCTTGAATGATACAAGATTTCCAGTAGTATTCTACCCAAGACATCTTGGTTTTCTTGGTGTCTGTTCCTAGAAGTGGTTTTGAAAACATTATTCTTTACCAGGTTGAACATAAAACAATTCATCTCTCCAGTTACGACCAGCAATGTCAAAAGTAAATCCCAACTTACCAATAGAAAGTAGGAATGAGAATAGTTTACCATATCCTACCGTGATTTGGAGATAAGGAAACTCAATCCAATTACCATACTCACCAACATCAAATGACACTTGAAGTAGAGAATATTTCTTTGTAGTAAGGATCGTCATATAATACTCCTTACCATAATCTTCACGACATCCGAATTGAATGAGTTTCATTTCCATTCTCCTTTTGATGAATGATCGTAGTCTTGTACTTTACCATTTACAAAATGAATACGGCAGTCTGGCCAATGTTCCCACTCACCATCCCATTGTTCAGGGTAGATTACTATGTATTTGGTGATATTCCAGGGTCGAACTTTACCATGTGTGCCATTAGGAACCCATTGAAAGTTTGACCATTCACGTTTATCATCATAACCCTCATCACCTTCTTTGAGTTCTACGAAGTCAGCAGTATGAGAGTAATCAATTAGACACAATTGACCATCAGGATTGATCCAGTATTGTGACATTGTGCCACCAATACCATACTCTTCAATGTCTTTTGTTTGACACACACCAGAAAAACTTTCACCCAGAGGATAAGAACTCCTCACATAATCAAACATTCCCATTATGCTACACCATTCAGTTTGGATTGCTCATACATGTCAATCATCACTTCCAGTTGTTCATCAGTGTATCCAATAAAGCGTTGGAAACGACCCAAAGCATTGGGTTCACTCACAACATTCTCTTTGTGGTGTTCAAATGCTTCATCAAGTTTCTTCCATTCCTTGAACTTATCTTGGAGATCTTCATCCATCGTGATCTCATACTCTTTACAGACCTTACGCTGATCTTCTTCTTTTACCATATCATTGAATACCAATGACATAGCAGCACTGCGGATAGAGCAGGGAGCCATACCCACACAGAGCAGGAACTTCTCAAATAGTTTGAAATACTGTCTACAGTTGAGATCACTAGCAGGAGCAGTAATCAGGAAATGCTCTTCGGGGAGGAAATCTTCATCACCAAGGTGAGATGCAAACCCACGATTATAATCGTGAGTGTAAGTAGCATCAAACTTAAATTGTACTTCTGCTTCGTAGGTCATGGTGCCTGATTGACTATAAGAGTATTATATCATAAAAAAGAGACCCGAAGGTTCCTTTTCCGTTTATTCAGTTTTTATCGGGGAAGAATATCAGAATTACCACCATCAATCCAAAGGTTATCATCTACTTGAATATATCCAATTTCATTTACATTATCATAATGTTCTTGAAGACGGGAAACTTTATTTTTCAATCCAATACTTTCAACAACATATCCTTCAAGAGTTTGTGTCGTAACATCTGGGTCATCACTGGTCTCTTCCAAACGATCACGTTCATTATTATCTACAAGAGGTGCAAGAGTTTCCCAAGTATTACCAAGTCCATTTGCAAGGCATGGATTACAGTTCAACTTATACATTAACGTTTCAATCATAGTCATAACATTACGTTGATCTGGATCATTGAGAGTGTATTCAAATGCCTCTGCAAGCCCAAGACCACATTCACCTGTTTTGATTGGATCAATACCAGTTGGTTCATATTCAACAGAAAGTCCCGTTTCACTTCTGGTTTCAGAAACAACTCTGGAAGCAGACGAATAATTAACATCTTTCAAACAAAGTTCTGGTTCTTGATGAACCGAAGTCCAAGCCCATTCAAGAACGTTGCAAAGTGCATCATATTCAGTTGCAGTCAGAATTGGTTTAGTCATAATGTTGATTGATTACAAAAGTATTATAGGATGGATTGGGGTGAAGTGAATGGGAGGTAGACAGTTTCTCAACTGGTCTGCAAGTATTCTATCATACTTTGGAGAATGTGGGTGTTGTCTCCTACCTCACCTAATGCAATATTGCAAGACTTGCATAAGAGACCTCTGACTTTTCCAGTTTTATGATCGTGGTCTACGCAAAAATGGTTCCACCTTGTCTGGTGCTCCGTAGTTCCACAACAGGCACACTTACCATCCTGCTCCTCTAGCATAATATCATATTGTGCCTGTGTTATTCCATACATTCTCTTCAATGAGTTTTCCCTAGTTCTTTGAGGGTCAGTATTTCTTTTGACCCTATCACAAGCACAGTCTTTACACTCATTATTGTAAGCGGACTTATATGGTAGTTTGTCTTTCCTGCTCACATAATACTCACTTAATGGTTTTGTAGTATCACATACTCGGCAGTGTATTTCAGATACTATGACAGGTCTTTTAGGCATCGTGTGTATCTTCGTGCATATTATTTAGAAATTATAGCATAAAAAATACCCCCGTCAAGAAGGCGGGGGTATTATACCACATATTCAGTTGTTTTTCTGTATCAACCGATACTTGGCGCTGTGAGTGCAACAGGTGTGCTCTCAGCAGCAGCAAGGTCAAGTGGGAAGTTGTGAGCGTTCACACAAAGTCTTACTATTGCTAATAAGGGTGGACTATATCATCCCCGAAGGGTCGGACGCTATTGGTGTATTACATAGGACGCTTCCTAAACCACCTAGTCTCTGAACCTTTCCTTCAAGCGTGAAGGACTTGGCTGCTGATTGCCCGCTTGGGGTTTCCAGCAATTCATCCGATTTTACGAGCGCAACGCATTTTCAACGCTCATGCATAACTTCCATACCCAGACCAGCACGGTTCAGAACGTCTGCCCAGGTGTTCAACACGCGACCTTGTGAGTCGATGATGGACTGGTTGAAGTTGAAACCGTTCAGGTTGAACGCCATGGTGCTAACACCAAGAGCAGTGAACCAGATACCGACAACAGGCCATGCTGCGAGGAAGAAGTGCAGCGAACGGGAGTTGTTGAAGGAAGCGTATTGGAAGATCAGACGACCGAAGTATCCGTGTGCAGCAACGATGTTGTAGGTCTCTTCTTCTTGACCGAACTTGTAACCATAGTTCTGTGATTCTGTTTCAGTAGTCTCACGAACCAGCGAAGAAGTAACGAGACTTCCGTGCATAGCGCTGAAAAGAGATCCACCGAACACCCCAGCAACCCCAAGCATGTGGAAAGGATGCATAAGGATATTATGTTCTGCCTGGAATACCAACATGTAGTTGAAAGTACCACTAATACCAAGAGGCATACCATCGGAGAAAGAACCTTGACCAAAAGGATAGACTAGGAACACAGCAGTTGCAGCAGCAACTGGTGCGGAGTATGCAACGCAGATCCAAGGACGCATACCCAAGCGGTAGGAAAGTTCCCACTCACGACCCATGTAGCAGAATACGCCAATTAGGAAGTGGAAGACAACCAGTTGGTAAGGACCACCATTGTAAAGCCATTCATCAAGACTTGCAGCTTCCCAGATAGGATAGAAGTGCAGACCGATTGCGTTGGAAGAAGGGACAACAGCACCAGAGATGATGTTGTTACCATACAGAAGCGAACCAGCAACTGGTTCACGGATGCCGTCGATATCGACAGGAGGAGCAGCAATGAATGCTACGATGAAGCAAGCCGTTGCGGCAAGCAGTGTTGGGATCATCAACGTACCAAACCAACCAATGTATAGACGGTTGTTTGTGGAAGTGATGTACTCGCAGAAAGTATCCCAAGCGGATTGATTTCTGCGTTGTGCAATAGATGCAGTCATTTGAAATTAAAAGGGTTATAACCACCAGCAGGGAACTGGAGAAGAATAAGTATTTCTGGTCACCCTTAGACCAGATATTAGGGCGTTTAGTGTCGAACCCGATAAGACAGTGTAAAGTTCTGTTAAGAACCTTAAAGACTTATTTATTATAACAGTATCCTATGATACAAGTCAATAGGTAGTTATACTCAAGATTCTGGGAGATATGGGTTGATCACATTCATGCGTACAAAATTCATATGGTCATATTTTGCATACAACTTGGGAAACAATCCTGTGATTGGATACAATGCTTCTAGTAATTCTTTACGTTGCTTGTGCTGCTCAGGATGACCTGCTTTAGGATGCAACTTCTTTCTAGATACTTTTCCTTCATTACCAAAACGCATACCAACAGTTCCCATTTTCCTCATACCATCTTCTGGATCATACCCAGGCTGAATCCATCCTTCCTCTAGTATATCTAAATGCATACCTGTCTTTTGTCTGGCGAAGTCAAAAGATAATTGATCTCTATTAGGACCAATCAGAGAATAATCCCACCAAATATCACCAAACTCTTCATAAGCATCATCAATCTGTCTCCAGATACCACCTAAAACAGGACTACAATACTTTCTAAAATCATATCCATCTTCCTTGAGTTTGGTTGAGATTGTGATGGCATCATCCCAAGTATTCATAGAAGCCATGAAACCTTCCAAAACTTCGTCCAGATAACTAAACTTGTTTGGATGCCTCATGATAGTAAAAGGTTTCTCAAGATACTTCTTTGAGTTTTCAACAAACTCTTTGGTCATCACATAACAACCATCAACCCACACGACTTTAGATCCCTTAGGAAATACCTTGTGTGGACAGATCTTTACATAGGCAGACCTTCTTCTGGGGCAGTCATGTTCTATCGGTATTTGTCGAAACTCCCAAGGTCCTTTGTGTTTGATAGTTCCGTCAGTAAAGCAAACATATTGAACATCTGGATCATAATAATGACTATCAGGTATTTCGTCATATCCGTTTGTGATGCAGGTGTAAATTATCATTGCAACTTCACACTCTTACTTGCTGTTAGTTTGAGATCTCCATCAACCCACGTATAACCAGATACTTTTCCAATCATACGTTTCGTATAATAATTTAGGTTTTCATCTTTCAAAACCACATCAAGTGTTCTATATCGTAACAAAGAAAGACCAGTAACTGAAGACAATAAATTAACCGTATGTGATGGATCTTTAGATTCATAGTATTTGTAATCACCCTGCCTATTCTTCCACCATACGCCATCAGGATGAGCATCAGAAAATCTATTGATTACACTCACACTAGGAAGTGTCTCAAATTTAGTCCCAGTCATCTGCAATGCAGTAGAAAAAGATAGTTGATCTCTTACGCCGCCTCGCTGATACCATTTCCACCACTCCTGATTGAAGCGTTGCATACCTGCCTTTCTCCATAGAATAGTGCATAGTGGTGAAAAATGTTTTCCAAAATCGTACCCCAAGTTCTTTGCTTCACAGGAATATCTGTAAAGAGTTTGCTCGTCTACCCATCCATTCTGTACATACTCAGCACACTCTTCAAGATAAGAATATTCATGAGGATGCTGCATTACAAAGAAATGTTCTTTGGATAAAATCTCCTTAGACAACTCAAGGAACTGATCGTTTAACAGATGAACTTTACTAGCGTCCACATACACACTATCCTCATCAGCAAATGGGCATAGAATTTTATCCTTTCGACTACTACGAACTGGATCTCCTAGATCTTCTACATCAGTTAGCACTTCTACCCAGTCAGGTGCTTGCAAGTCTTCGATGTAATTATTAGTATTGATTGTGTAGAACTTCATACTGCTGCTCCCAAAATACGTCTCATAGTGCTTCTAAACCTACCCAGTCCATCCTCGTTCTCGACAAACCCATAGGAATCGTCATACGATTTTACTCTATTCTCCTTGCTCAAGTCAAGCTGCCTAGGAACACGCTTCACATTCTTCCCAAAGGCAAGATACTCAGCAATAGCACTAGTGATCTGGCACCCATGATACAGACCATATTGCTCATACCATCTCCAGTATTCTACATTGAAATCAATAACCTGTGGTGTGATCTTTCTCCAGATAGCACAGTTGATTGTGTGATCGAACATAGATGGTTTATATCCTGTCGCTACAATATCTTCTGCACATCTTATTAGTCTTTCTTCAGGAACAAATCCCTTGATGTATAGATTACAGAACTCACCTAGCAGTGTTCTACTTTCAGGGTGCTTGTGCAGTACAATCGGATACGACAATAACTCCCTAGAAGTTTTTACAAACTCGGGAGCCATTCTATAACAGGCATCAATCCACACATGTGGTTCATCGAAGTAAAGGTGGGATAGTGTTCTAATCCTATAAGATTTTAGCACAGGATCTCCACCCTTAGGAATTCTGATAAACTCCCAAGGTCCTTTTTGTTCGATGTCCTCATCATAAAAAAGCACATACTTCACATCAGGATCATAGTAATGATCGGGAATACGATCGTATGCGTTTGTGATGGTCGTATAGATTATCATCCGTTCATTGAGTCTTTCTGTTCTCCAGATAGAACCATATCAGTCACATTTCCGGGTTCACGCAAGAACCAACCCGTAGCGATGTATTTAACTGCATCACCACTTAGGAATGCTCCACGGTGCATATGTGTATAACATGCTGGCCACATTACCATTGTACCCTTCTTAGGTTGAAGTGATAGTTTCTGATGTAGAAAATCTGTACCACCACCACATTCGTAGGGAACATCGTTTAGATATAGCATCCAAGTCAAGACTCTATCGCGATACATAAACGCACCATTCTCACAGTGCCATCTATGATATCCACCACCAGGTTCTGTCTTCTGTAGTTTCACAGTCCAGGATGATACTGGATCAGAACCTTCAAGGATACCTTTGTATTCCTTTGAATACAACTCGAATGCAGAACCTACAACACCATTGACCAGAACAGCCGAATTGGTATCGGCAACTTCTAGATATAGTTGCTTATCACTTCTACCCATCTTGGATTCTGGGAATTGTGAGTCACCTTCATTAGTAGTCTTCAAACTATACTCATAATCTTCGTTTGAATAATCCTGAGTAATAGTCAGTTTCTTAGCATACCAATGCTCAAAAGTCTGGACCATTTGGTCACAGAATTCTTCTTTTACGAAGTTTTCAAAAATACCAATACCGTCTACGAAACGGATGTTCATATCTTGCTGTGTCATTGTTGTTTTAGCGCTTGTTCATATGCTGCTGGTGGAATACGACCTGCGTATTCGTCAAGTTCCATGATCTGTTCAATGTTCATATCTGGTCCCTGGTGTTCCCAGAACTGTGCTAGTGCGTGTCTGCTATCCTTATGAAAGATATCAATATGATCTTCATGAATAGCAGAACCAAGGTCTAGTCTATAGTTGAATAGTGGTGTAGCATAACCCTTACCACTATCCAAAACTAAGTCTTCAGATACTGCACGAGGTCTAATGTTCTGATCAATCTTCCACTGAGATCCTCGTTGATGTAGTTTGAGGATCTTTGTAGCATGGTGCCTGGTAATAAGATAAGCAGCAGCAGAAAAATCATTGATAAATCTGTGGTGAATCTTGAGCGTAATACCATTGGGGTTGATAATAGTAAACTGGCAGGTGTCCATGTTAATAGGAATTCTGTTTCTAACA